ACATAAGCTTTAATTGATTGCTGACTAGCAACTGCTGTCGCTGAGTTACTAGACATGTTATCTTCATCTTTAAATGCTGTACCTGATAGTGTTCCATTTAGTACAGGACTAGATAATGTTTTATTAGTAAGTGTTTGTGTTCCTGTTAAGGTTGCAACAGTACTATCTATAGCAAAAGTTACACCATTACCTGAGGCTGTTGATGTAAGACCAGTACCACCTAGTAATGATAGGGTTTCTGTATCTAAATCAATCGCAATAGTTGCACTACCGTCGCTTATATCTAAGTCTTGTGCTGTTACTTGGCTATCTACATATGCTTTGATTGATTGTTGTGAGGCTACTGCTGTTGCAGAGTTGCTTGCCATATTGTCTTCATCTAAGAACGCAGAACCTGACAAAGTACCGTTCAGAACAGGACTAGTTAGGGTAGGGCTTGTAAGAGTTTTGTTTGTTAGGGTTTGAGTACCTGTCAGCGTAGCTACTGTATTATCAATAGCAAAGGTAACTGAAGTGCCTGTTGCATTAGAAGTTATGCCTGTACCACCTATCAAAGATAGAGTTTGTGTACCTAGGTTAATACCGATAGTTGCACTACCGTCAGATACATTTAAGTTGACGGCACCTAGTGCTGATATGTTTTGAAAGTTAGTACCATCCCAATACTGTAATGTAGTGGTTGTGGTGTTATAGATAATCTGCCCAATATTGAAGTTGAGCGTATCTCTTTCGGCTGTAGTAAGTTGTAAAGTGTTATCAGGATCAATAGACCCTAAGTTGATTTCTAGTGTTCTAACGAGCTGATTGAAGGTTTCAGCTGTTACATTTGGCCCTGTAGCAAAGGGTAAGTTGGTTTGTAAGAGTTTAGCCACCCTTATCTTCTCCCGTCGGTTCTAAGATCTAGTCTTGTCGCCCCTAACCTCCATCCTGTTCCAGTATCATCTGGTTGATCTGTAGATTGTATTCTAAGAATAAATTGTCTACCTCGTGATCTGATGAAAACTTGTTTTGTAGTTGGAGAGATAGTGGAGTTAGATGTTTCTGTTGCGGGATCTTCACCTGCAAAATCTCTTTGTTTGGTAATCAATTTAACATTACCACTTCCTAGAAACTTTATATCAGGAATTATTCTGCTTAAAAAAGCAAAGCTTTCACCATCACCTAAATCTAAGTCAGATGATTCAATAAAAACATTCTGCATAGCAGCACCATCGTCGTTGAAGCCAGTCTCATGTTCGTATAAGTATGGAGCGCCAACGGCTTGTGGGAATGATTCGACACCAGAGTCTAACCAAGCAGTCCTCACCAACTGTCCGTAATACCAAATATTTGTAGCGTAGTTATAAATTACATAACGATTGATTTCTTCGTTATCGTTCAAACCTTCTTTTTTAGAAGGATAGAACCACCCTACCTCATTATGTTCTTTGTTTGTAAACCCAAATACTTTGTAGGCTTGATTTACATTCAAACCATTTTCATCATCTCTAAATACATAATTCTTTACGCTACAAGACAGTTTTTGTACTCCACCACTATAAACATAAAAACTATCGTAAGACATAAAATAAACTCCTCCAGGAGCAGTTACAGCTGCTTTAGGGCCTATCAAACCAGTTGAATTATCAATAAGGTTTACTGCAAATGTAAAAGGTGGACCAACAAACTGCATACTATATACAGAAGTATCAGTAAATATAACTATTTCTTGTCTTGATTTAACGCCACCAACTATCTGAGATCCTGAGGATAATCTGACAGAACCAGCTGTATTTGTAGTCAAAGGTTCGAATTGTAGTTCATTTTCTTGATCACTAAATGCAACTAACATAGGATCAACTACTCCTGTTCTGTTGCCACCTGATAGCGGATCAGCTCCTAGAACAATTAAATGTCTGTCTGTTTCTGAAGTTATAACTTGTAAGCCTTTAGTCGGCACTTTGTTAGCACCACCTATAGCTGACAATAAAGTAGCTCTTGTGCCTACACCTGATGTTGGTTGCCATCTATATAATTGACCACCTCTAGGATTAATTATGAGATTTTGTCCAAAGTTATCATGTGTCCACAAACGTAATTGATTAACTGAAGATAGTGTGGATGCACCACCCCAGCCACCTCCGCCCCAAGTGCTTGCACCATAACCTACACCTGCAACAAAATTGTCTAGCCCAACATTTATTTGATATGTACCAACAGTATTAGAACCACCATTACCTGTATCTGAGGAATTAGCTGTAACAGGATTACCACTTGTGTCTTTTGCTTCTATACGATAGTTGTTTGCGTCAACTATTTCTGATACCTGATACTCTCGATTGAGAACAGCAGCTGTAATATTGCCACCTAAAGATACTGCACCAGAAAAAGTTACAAAGTCATTTAGCACGCAACCGTGGTCAGTATCTGTAACAGTAATCGTTGCATCTCCATCACCTACTTTAGCAAACGTTACATCTCCTGCTGCTGTGGTGTTTCTAATAGGTGTTATATCGTTGAATGCACTAGTGTCATATATATAATATTTTAAATGAGATCCTAAACCTAGAAATTTTGTACCGTCGTTTGCTATCCAGTTATGTAAAGCCCTTACAGTTCCTAGGTATTCTATTTTAGTAGCAGTAGATGGTTGTGCTTCCCAACCTCCAAACTTTTCTGGTCTACCTGCTCTAAACCGTACTAAATTACAATCAAACCAACCGCCTTCTGAATCATAAGCGGTTCCTTCTCTATCAATCCCTGGATTGAACTGTAGCTTTTGAATTGTCATAACTTAAAGATATTCTATCTTTTTGTATGTATTTAAGCTAGATATTGAATTATTAGGTGTGGTAAATGTCTTCCTTCATCATTCTGGCAAGTTCTGAAGATCTACCCTTGACTTGTTGTGCCCATTTACTGTCTAACATTTGAACTGCAACTTCATCATAATCTTTTTTTGCTAATGCAAATAGCATGTTTTTGAAGTTAAATAATCTATTGCCTAAATTAAAATACATATTGATTAAAACTATTTGTCTGTTTTCAGAAAGTTCGTCAAAATAATCTAATTGATTTTTCAATATTTTTATGCAATTCCTTACATCATTTAATAATAAAAAATCTGCTTCATCTTTTGATATACCACCACCTAGTCTTTGATCGACTAACCTACCGTAACCAATAGTAAGGTATTTTTCAGGAGTAGAATCTTCATACACATGAGAGACAAAACCTTCATGTTTTTTTAACATGTGTCTAACTTTGCCCTCTAAACCGTTTGATAATTGTTCGTTCATAAAATTAAACTCTCTACGAGTAGAGCAACCACACTACATATAAGTCCTACTAATAAAACTATTAAAGTAGTAAGGCCGCCCTGTACTTTTTGTTGCAGCTCTTTTATTTCAAGTTCTATATCTACGAACTTGTTAAAAGCAGTCTTCCATCTTTCTGCACTTTCTTTTTGATGTACAGATAACTCAAGATGAACGTCTGCTGCTGTCTTTCTAGCCACTATTTTTTAAGTTTTTTTAGCCACTCAGGTTTGTTTTTAGATACCCACATGTAACCAATAACACCCACAATAATTGCAACAATAATATATTCCATTATTTCTCCTCTTTAGTTTCTGGTTTTTCTTCTACTAGTTCACCAACAGATTCAGCAACTGGTTCTTGCATTTCTTTAAGCTTTGCAGTTACATGATTTCTCATCTGATTGATGACTTCTAATTCTTCACCTTTGATAGCACCTCTTTGCAAAGATACTTCAATAAGTTGATACGCTATTATTAAAAATTGCTTTTCGTCCATAAGAAAGATTATATATTAAACTGCGGTTAATACTACTGCACCTGCATTAGAGACAGTCAACTTATACTCAGTACCGTTTGGTGATTGTAAATGGATTCCTGTTGAGGGTGTCTCCAAAAAAATACTACCATTAGGCAAAGTAAAGGATGGAGCCTCTGCTTTAATAGTATTCGAAGTAATGGTTAACATATTTTGTGCACCTACTGCTGTGCCTTTACCTATAACTAAATCATCTACTGAATCATCTAAACCAATATAAAAATCTTGATTATTGCCGTCAAAAACTATTTTAGAATCTACTTCTGTTCCATCACCTATCGTAACAGCGTCATCTGTCAAAGATAATATGCTATTAGTTCCTACTGTAGACCCTACACCAAGCACAAGCTTGTCTGATGTATCATCTAATCCAACATAAAAATTTTTAGCATTACCATCAAATACTATTTTTGTGTCCTCTGCACCACCATCTCCTATTGTTAAAGTTGGTGTTGTACCTGTAATTTTGACTGAATCGGTTGCAACAAAATCTGTAAAGACTGATACAACTGCTGCTCCTGCACCAGCTCCATCTAAAAGTACACACATGACAGAGCCATTTGTAATAGTGACGCTTGCTCCTGATCCTTGCTTAACAACAATAGATTGTCCGCCTGTAGTAGCATTTTCTATAAACATGACACGTTTAATTGTATTAGGACCTATTGTTAAATCCCTTGCTGCTGAAAGAGTAGCTGATGAGGTTACTTTGACATACATGCTTCTGTATGCACTAGTAGCAGCATTACCTACTGTTACTGTTTTATTAGCATCAGTATCGAAGGTAGCTTCTGTTGCATAACCTAAAGCATCACCTATAAGACTAAGGTTTGTGTTAGTTGATGAACCCCAGGATCCTGCTTCGGCTCCTGTTGCTATTTCTTTTATTCTGAGATTGTTATCGTATGTAGCCATTTTTCTATTATGACACCCTAATTATTGAATTTGAAGCACCAGATGATGGGAATGTAACTGTTAAGTTGCCAGCTGCAACTACAATATCTTCACCAAAATCTATTACTGCAACGGCTTTATTTGAATCTGAACTGTTATATATAAGTGCTCCTCTAGCTGTAACGGTTACATTTGAGAATGTTAGGTTATTGAAATCTACTACAGCAGTTGTGCCGTCTAAAGTAGGTGTGCCAGTCTTGAGAGTTAAAGCAGAGCCACCAGCGGTATAGTTTGTGCCTGATACTTCATTAGATGTGCTGTAAGCTGTCGTTGAAGCATTTAGAGTAGCTGCATTAGTAAATAAAGCTAACTTGAAAGTGTCGGGTGATCCCCCTTGATCAAAGTTATGTATCCCTTTAAATAACTCTTGTTTAAACGAATTAGTTAAAGTTGATGTTATTGCCATAACGAAATTCTACCATACATTTGGCTCAGGTGGACTAGGATCGTGTCTACCAACCATTATTGGCTCATATACGGGTTGTTTTGTTTGTTTTAGATATTCGCTTCTTTTGATGGTTTTATATTCTCCATCATCATCAGTCATAACTAGTAATGGGTCTGCTAATCTATGGTAGCCGTAAAGCTTCTCTTCTGATGGTACATTAGCGTCAAGAGTAGGTGACGTGCTAGCTACACCAACTTTTATGCCTTGTTCTATACATTTAGCTAACCAATATTCAACGCATGCTCTGCCTGCTTCAGCGTAATGTAGATTATTTTTATAGCTAAAATCTACACCATATAGGTTAAGTTCACCTACTTCTGCTAAATAAGCAAAAGCTACAGCATAAGCTACTGTATTGTTTAGGTAGTTAGTTTTGCCTTTTTTTACTACTTCTTCAATTGGATATTCAACAAGACCAGGACATCTATCATCTAACTCACAAGTATAGATAGGCCCTTTATGTTTCTTTAGTACATCAGTCATAATATCTGTTTGATTTGCTGCATTTTCAGTATCCAAAAATCTAGCAGGTGGATCCATCATAAATACACGATCATGATAGATAACTCCTGCTACAGAGTTTATTGCCCATACTTCATCAAAATGTGCACTATGTGTTTTACTTAAACAAAAATCGTGCCAGCTTGCACCCATAGCAACTAAGGCAATCTTCTTACCCTTTAGTGATTTAATTTTCTTCATAGTTAGTTTACGGGAGTTCTAAGAGAATCATATCTAAACTCATCTCTTCGTCCTCTACCTTCAGCTCTATTTTTGAGCCTTGCAATCTCTTGATTGTATCTATTTTCATAAAGTGTTAATAACTCAGCATCACCTTTCATAAATATATAACCTTCTACTAAACACCCATATAAAAGTGCATTCCTAGCGTTTTGTGATAGCCAAGTTCCAGTCGTATCTGTAACCAAAGATGTAGGTTTGTATAAATAATTTATTTCTGCTGTATAGTTTTGGTCTGGGACTGGTGCTACGACTAAAGTAGAACCGCTTAATTTTTTTTCAGAGTCTGCATAATACTTAGGCAATCCTCTTTTTGTGGCGTCAACAGGGTCAACATCATATTGTTGCATAAAGGACGGATGTTTTTTATCTAAATAATGATAATCAGAATTAGAATCTAAAACCGCTAGGCTAAATGCTAAAACGTAGTCAGTAGGTGTGGTTAAAGTTTTAGTGCCAGCTGAAAAAGTAAGTGTGCTAGTTTTTCTAAAATTATCAAATTGAACATCTTCAAAAATTCTTTCTTCAACCGTTTTTATAATTTCATTTAAATCATTTACAAAAGTAGTCTCAGTATTTTGTAAGTAATCTTGAATAAGTCCTTTTAATTCTGTTAATGTCATGTTGTTATTGTAACTCTTCCTAATGCAGATGTTAGCAAGAACCCTCTAAAACTTCTACCTATTGGATTATCATTTGAAAACACATTACCGCCGTTTGCTTCTACATCATTATTCACTCTAGGGTCATGTATGGCTTCAGGATCTGCTATATGATTAAATGGGCCCAACTGAGGATGTTTAGGTTCAAAACACGAATCACAAACTTTGAGTCCAGTCCATTCTTTTTTTATTTCATGTAATTTATATTCAAAACCACATCTATCACATAAAGCTCTAGCAAACTTGCCAGTCGCATATGTCATCTTCTGACTCCAGGATAAGGTCTAACTCTAAATGACGCTCTATCCTCATCTTGATCGGCTGCACGCCTAAATTCTTCCTCATATATAGCTTTAAGGTTCCCAGTTAGCTCAGGAGCCTTTTTTTGCGATAAGTAATAGGCAAGGCCTGCTACAAAGCAAGGAAATAGCCTGAAGGGCATCTGCATAGTGTTTGTTGCTGAATCAACATCATCTATTCTCTCTAATTTGGTAAATCTGATAATATCGGTAGAATTTTCAGGTGTTGGGTACAAATATAAAACTGGATTTATTTGCTTGTCTAAGAAAAATTGTGAAGGTTTTGATTTGGAGTCTTTGTTAGGTATAGAGAAATATTCTGATCTAGACAACCTATCCATACGTATATCTGTTGTGTCAGTCCCTACGGTTCTTCTAACCGTTACATCTAAAATGTCTATTGTGCTAGTACCTAGTTGATAATTATTGGTGCCTTCAGTAACTGTTTGTGTGCCAGTTGATATGGTCCATTGATTAAGACCTCTGTTAGCCCATTCAGCTAACATTAGGTTTGCTGATCTAATAGCGGTTTTTAGATCATAACCAGTTCTAAGTTCTAAGCCACACCTTTCGTATGCTTCTTCTATAAACTCTGTAATATTGAGTTCAAAATCTTTGCTACCTGAAACTGCCATTAGTCCTCATATAAATTGTTAAATGTGATTGCTGGATCTAGATAGCTTTCGTGCCCTTCTGCTGAGTGCGTCCATTGTGACGGTTTAAAGTCAGGTGCACCTTCGCCTGTTCTCCAGAGTGCAGGACTAGTAGCCCTAACTCTGTTGTTCGGTAAAGCAACTAAGTTACCTTTCCATTTACAATCTTCTGTTATATATAATACATGAGATTGTTTGTGTTGTGCAGGGTCATCTGCAATATCATTATTTGTATAGTCAACTGTAAATAGGTATTTTGCTTGATAAAAATTACCATCTATCTTTGCTATCCAAGGTGATGAGCTTACTCTATCCATCACAACTACAGAATGATCCCTAGATTCACAGTCCCAAGGTTGAGCTAAATGATCTTCCATAGGTTCGGGCCATTCTTCTAAAGGTATGTCTGCAACAAGTCCTTGTATAGGCATTCGAGCCCACATAGCACCACCATGTATGTTGCCCTCTTCCCAGTCTTCTCTATCTATCTCGCACCCAGTAAATACTACTTGGAAACTTAAAGATCTGTCTGGAATGGTGTTTACTGCTATGACATAGGCATGTATAAATTCGCCTTGATAATTTTCGTGACCAGATGTGAAATCTCTTCTTACCCAAACTTTGAAATGGGGTATATTACTTATGAGATGGGGCATTAACGATTTACTTCAGCGCCTTGTCTGGCTCTTCTTCTGTTTGCTGCGCCACCTAAAGCATAGCCTTTAGGTTTCTTGGGTTTTTTTGGTGCTCCACCCATAGCATAACCTTTAGGTTTCTTGGCTTCGCCTCCGTCTGTATATCCTTTTGTTTTTTTATACATAATTAACTTATTGTTGTAACCTTCCTACGGTCATTCATTACTTTACCACAACCTTTAGCTATAAATCCACCACCTTTCATTTTCACTTTAGCTTTTGGTGTATTAGCTACAACAGTTTTGCCTTTACTGCCTGCTTTTTTCTTTTTTCTAGCGGTAGATGCCCTTTCTGATT